CTTTATATTTAAATAAAAACTCATCTCCCCAGTGGTTGAGCCAATGAACGTGTTTAAATCCCATCTCCTTATATCTTGCACAACATCTCGCGTCCGGTGTATATATCGCATCCGCTATTTTTGCTCGCTCAAATCCCTGACCAAATGTCTGTGGCTCGTCTCCCATATCAAGTATCAGTTTTGTTTTACTAATAGTCTTTAGTTTATTTAGAGAACTATCGAGAGAAGGCGATGTCCAAGGCCAAAAAACGCTTACGAAGTCATATTTTTCTATATTTGGATACAATCTATCCAAATTACAGTTAGCGGCATCAAACTTATATACATCTACGTTATGTCCCAATCGCTTGAAGGCAAATGAAAGTCCGAGAGGACAGTTCCAATACTCCTCTGGTTGATTTTCATCTCCGTGCCACAACATTGCTATGTTCATAGTTTTTCAAGTATCTTATCCACCGCCTGAAATATAGTGTATTTTTGACGAAATCCAAGATTTCTTATCTTTTCGCAATCCATAAAGAAGTTCGGTGCTTGAACTATTTGATGAAACTCTGGTACATCAACGTATGTTATTTTACTTGTAGATCCGGTTTTTTTGATTGCATAATCAATGATTTCGACAAGTTTAATGCTTTCTTCTGTACCTATGTTATATATTTCATTCAATTTTCCACTGTAAGTCACCAAGTTTATCGCAGCGCATACATCTTCAACGTGCATGAAGTTTCTGTAATTGTCACCTTTGTATATGCTTACTGGCTCGTTTCTGACAATGTTTCCGATAAGATATTCCAATGCGTTTTTCTTTTTTCCTGCACCAACATCTCCGCCAATTACATTACACAAACGTAATATTCTATAATTTCTGTGGAATGTGCGGCAAAACGACTCTGTTAAGTCTTCTGCTGTTTTTTTGGTGATTGAATAAAATCCTTTGGGATTACACGGGTCTCCTTCCTTGGCTGGGCGATATTTGGTGTATCCCTCGCCATATACAAACCAGCTACTTACAAAGTTGAACGTGCCTTGAACGTTTGGCAATACATCCATTAGCTTATTGAGATTGGTATTGATATCCTTATGAAGATCATCAAAGACATGATAATTGTGAGTTGTGCTAATAAGATACAGCACATCTTTCAAATTCTCGGACCAATTTTCGTCGCGAGGCATTATTATGCTTTTTTGCGGATATAGTTTGGCAAAATTGCTGCCAACAAATCCAGAGCCGCCGAATATTGTTAGTTCGTCCATGTTGATAATACGGTTTCAATATGATTTAGATTATCCGAAGATATTGTTGGAGCACAGCCTAAAAAGAATACAAGATCAAGAACTTTGTTTGATTCTGGATATTTCTTATAATCGTCGAGATGCTTGTATCCATTATGCACAAGCAAGTTTCCAGCAAAATAGTTTCTTGTCTGAACACCGTTCTTTTCCAAGAACGTAACGAGCGTTTCTTTTTGCTTTTTATCTCTGCAAATAATAGGCACGCCAAAAGGAACCCAATCTGTTTCAGCAAATGTGTTTGGAAAATTCAAACCATCGACATACTTCTTCAATGCAGATTGTATTGCGTCTTTATTAGATTGTCTTGTCTTACAGATATAATCAAGTTTCTTTAACTGCTCTAGTCCTATAGCGCCTTGGAGGTCCAGCGGTTTCAAGTTCCAGCCGATTCTATTAAACACATATTTATGATCAATGATAAGCTCTGGGAACTCTGGTAACCAGTTTGAAAATCTCTTATTACACGAACCGTTACACAACAAGTTGGCTGCTCCCACGCAATAGCAATCTCTACCCCAAGTAGCAAAACTTCTGGCCAAATCAACAATTTCCTGTATATCCGAGGATACCATTCCACCTTCAAGTGTTGTTATTTCGTGTGCTGGATAAAAAGAACAACTGGATACTACGGCATATTCGTTCAAATATTTCCCTCGCCACTTAGAACCAAGAGAATCGCAATTATCCAACAAAAGTTTAAGGTTATGCTTTTTGGTAATAGCGAGCATTTCATCCATGTCAGGAGGATTCCCCAATACTGGACTCAAAAATACTGCTCTGGTTTTTTCATTTATCTTTTCTTCGATCTTTACCAAATCAAAGTTCAATGTAGACCATTCAATGTCTATAAACACAGGCTTTAGATTATTGTGTACAATTGCAGATACAGTAGTTGGAAATCCTACCGCAGAAACAATGATTTCATCGCCATCTTTCCATCCAAAATACTCTTTGCACGCAGCAATCAATAGTAAGTTGGCACTTGATCCGCTATTGCAAAAGAACGAAAACTTATTATTGATATGTCTTCCAAACTCTCGCTCAAATCTTGCACAAGTTTCTCCGGACGAAGACCATTTGCCAAAAAGCAAAGTTTCTATCGCAGCAACAAGTTCTGTTTCATCAAAGTATGGGCCAGAATAATACACTCTCTTTTTGTCTTTCGCCACAAGATTGTGGGCAAATTTGGGAACAACCCCGTGTTTTTGTTGCATGCTAGCAACAAATTCTTGTATGTCTTTAGTATAGTCTGAATTCATAACTTTTATGGTAAAGATTTATTGTTTTCAAAGTCCGCCGGGGCGTCGCTCATATATATATGCGAAGGATACAAATCACTGTGGTGACTTTTTGGATGAGAACTGTGGAAAGAGAATGGATTAAATTCCGGCGATTCTCCTATCCAAAATTCATAATAAAATCTGTCAAATATTTGAGGAGGTGTTCTCAACGTTCTTGCGTATTGGGATGTCGTCCACCACATATTACCAGAAAAATGAGGAGATACACGTTTGCTGCAATTTATTCCCGCACAATTATATTTACCAGAGCGGAGAATAGTAGCACAATCTTTGTATCTGGTTATATAAAAATAGTTTAGAAGATTTCTCCAATCCGTTTCTTGTGGCCGAGACTGCGTCGTTCCTTTGGTATGCACATAAAGAATTAAAGAATCATTTGTTTTTGAAAAATCCGACGCTCCTTTTATTCCATTATATACCGTATTATATTTCTCTAGATTACCATTCGGGTTTAAAAACTCTCCAACGTTGCTGGGGGTTGTAATTTTTACAACCACCTTCGGTTTGTTTAAAATAATCTGCCGATACTCTTCTATTTCGGCGTCTCCGCCGATTAAATACGCATAAATTTGTTCACATTCATCATACAACCCAGACTTATGCATTAATTCAAACTGTTCTGTTACAACTTCTCTCCAATTATTAATCAAATAGCAATGATAGAATACGTTAATTTTCATAGTTTTGTAATTTTTTAAATATATTTTCCCAATTTACGACGGGGCTCATGAAATCCGGTTCACAGTGTGTTGAATAACCCGGTATTGGATTGATCAGAGTTTTTCCCGTTGATGTAAGTTCATAAAACTTATCAAAGTCTCTCGTTAGACCGCCCGCAACATCGCAGTACTTTACGTGAATAGCAAAGTCCCGTTTGAATGTTTTACCCAAACAAGCATATGTGTTTGTTGTATTAGGAATCGTTTTCCAGTGAACACTTGGCGTAAGTCCTACTTTTGACATAAGGTCTTCGTACATCTCAAAAAAATATTTATCGTTATGATCGTATAATGTTATATAGTCTACGTCAATATATTTAAATCCCTCTCTCAATATTTTTGGCCAACCTATATTATGTAGATAATCATCTTCAACAAAATATAAAATATCATAGTCCGAGAAGTCGGATGCTTTGACTGTATCTAATAAGTTCAAAAAGCTTTTGGCATCATTTCCACCTTGCTTTTCATATAACTTGAACTTTCCTTTATACTTGTCGTTCTCCAAGAAATGCCCACTCCCCGTCAAAGTACCGTCAAAGCATATGTTTAGTTCACAGTCTGTATCAAGCGTATTGATAAAACTGTTGAAACAACCTTCTCTAGTAAACCAGCTTGGTCTGGCCTTATTGGCTGAGTTACTGGAGAACTTACAATGTCTGGCAAATATCCTTATTTTCATACTCGCTCAAATATTACAAAATTATTTTTGATCCACGAGACTGTTGACGCCATTCTGGCTTTTATAGACTCTTCCTTTAACACAGCAAAACCTTTTTTCTCAAATATGGAAACGACTTCATTTATATTCTTTTCATTGAAATGCCCCCACCCTCCTTGACCACGGTATGCCCAGCTTATGAAGAGATATTTATCGCAGTGTCTAACGATATTATCTATTGCGGCGTCTTCAAATTCGGCAGGTATATGCTCCAGTACTTCTATACACATCACAGTTCCTTTTTTGTTGAGGTCAAAAGGAGCCCCCAAATTATAGTCGAGAATATTTTTATATTCCAGATTTGAATGACTTGACGCATGCGGTTCAACTCCAATTAGTTCTAGTCCTTGTGTTCTTTCCGATATATATTTCAGAAAATAGCCAGTAGCGCAACCAAAATCCATTATTATTTTTTGATTTTTGTCTTTTAAGAATGTTAACAAATAGTCCATTAACCCAGTATCCAAGTTTTCTGAATGATTTTCTGAACTATCGTTCCAGTTCCATGAACCTTTATCTAATATTTTTATACCCATAGCACCATCGTCGGTGACGGAAAATTGCTTTAAATAAGGCTCAACGACCTCATACTCTCGGTTATCACCGAATATGACATCCTTTCCTCTAAAAGGTTTTTCAAATTCTTCATGTACCAAAGCAATCCAGTTTTTATCTCTATTGTGACTCCATGCGGTAACTTTTTTTAACATCGCTTGCTTACTTCTTACCCACGAATAGTGATGAATAAATGGCTTGCCGTCCAGCATACAATTTCTGGCTCTTTTCGGGCAGGCGTCGAATATACCAGATCGTTCGTGTTCATGAAATATTAAAGAATCATCTCGTACCAAAGGTCCGTTTTTGACTAGAACAATTGAATCCTCCGTGTGCTTGGTTCTATACTTGAAATCTCTAAAATAAAAATAGTTGGCTATTTTATAACCATCCAACATATTCCCACCTGCTTTTTGTTGAGAAAACCATTCAACGAATTTATCCGACTCAATTATTTCGTCAGTGTCCAACAACAAAAAATAATCAACATCCGATGATGCCAGCTCAAATCCAAGTTTTCTGGAAGCATTACAATGCCATCTAGAAGTCATTGATGGTTCATATGAAAATTCGACGAACTGAACTCCCGTATTTTCTCGAATGGATCGGCTTAATAGGTCTTTATTTTCTGGTGTTCCGTCGTGAAACCGATCACAGTATGGCACAATTATCTCCGATGAAAATGATCTTACACCGTCTATACACGGTTTAAGATACATGTAGTCATTTGTACAGTAATTTATTATAGTTGCTATTTTCATTATATTATATGTTTATGTCGTCTACACATACACCATGTATTTTGTGTGTATATCTATATGTTCTCATAAAAGTTTTATCAGGTAATACCAATATTCCACTGGAGGTATAATAATTTGGATATGCCCAAATAATTCCTTTGGACGTTAACGTGTATTTATCTTGGTCGTGCCAAAAACAATGCATTCCTATATCTCTTAATTTTTCCAATGCTTCTATGTTTTTGGCGTGGCACCATAAGTGCGATTCGTTCTGTTTTAAAAAAGACTCTTCAATTTTATATTGAGGAAAATCGTGCCCCAAAAACCAAACTCCATCAACTAATCTTACATCTATTTCTACATCAATACCCTTTGATATAACCAATTCAATTTGATCAGGTGTATTTTCCACACTGTGGTCTGGACCGTACAAATTTCCTCGGTGACTTACTATAATCATATTACTTTTTCAGATACAAGTCCAGGTCTTCTGGCGTACCCAGACCCCACATTTTGTCAACAGTGTATGTTTTAAAAATTTTTCCATCAGCAATTGCTTCGTTATATACCGGACAAATATAAAACTCGTTGTTCACTCTTAGGTTTTTGGATATCATATTTTCGGCATACTTTACATAGTCTTGACCCTTAGACCAGTAGTATATTCCCACCGAAGCCTTGTCCGATATTGGATTTTTTTCAGCAACCTCCGTTATGACTCCCATTTCATCTGTTTTACAAAAAGACCATTTTGGGTGTGTGGAAGTGAATGTCAGAATACCACCGTCGATACCGTCGGCTTCCATACTATACATAAATTTGGAAGACTCCCATTCAACATATTGATCCGAATTCGCAATCAAAAGTGGCTGTTCATTATCTATATACTCCTTTGCCAGCAAAGTTGTACAGGCGGCACCCTCAGTAACAGAGTCTATTTGTATTATTTTACAACCCGGTGCAACATTGTTTAATACCGTTTCCAGACTATATCTGGAATAGTGTTCTTTCAATACCAAAAATATATAATTGGCTTCTATGTTTATGTTTTCAACCACCAACTGTATCATCGGCTTTCCTTCAACGTCAATAAGTGGTTTTGGGAATGTATATCCAGCCTTCTCAAATCTGCTCCCTCTACCGGCCATAGGAACTAAAATATTCAGTTTATTATTTTTCCATTTCATAGAATTTTCTTTTTTGTTTAAAAAGTTATACGCGAACGAAATTATAGAATTGTCGTTTAAATCTTTTGGGCTACTAACTGGAAATAGCCTTGCTCCAGATGCTTCGGCGGCGGATCTTCCCACATAAGAGTCTTCAACTATTATAGTATTTTTTGGAGATACGTTTGCTATTATCATCGCACGCAAAAAAATTTCAGGGCTTGGTTTTGAGTGAGAAACATCCTCGTTTGATAGAAAAAAATCCACGTATGGGATAAGTCCAAGTTTCAATAACGAAATGTTTACTGTCTGTCTGATAGAGTTGGAGCAGACGGCAATAGTATAACCAAGTTCTTTCAACTGTTTGAACTTATCTACAAGACTATCATTTTTTTCTACTGCACTCAACATTTCATACGTGAACAGTTGTTTATTTTTCCATACCTGCTCGTGAACATGCTCAGGTAATTGCTTATCTTTTTTCAGAAAATCCAATTTTGTCTTGGTACTCAATCCATCATATTTGAAGAGATGTTCTTTTCTGGATATGATATATCTATAATCTATTTGAGCCAACGCCTTATTCAAAGCATTATAATGAATTTCCTTGGCGTCTAACAACACGCCATCCAAATCAAATATAATTAAACGAGATGGTATCATTAATATACTTCAAATCCCCCGTAATTTATTTCTTTTTGCCAATCAGTTCTATCAAAATTCAACTTTACAGATTTTCCGTCTACGATTTGTATTGGATACCCAACGTCCTTCATTATAATATCAAGTAAATCTTTTTTCTCTCTTGGAATAGCTACGTGATCACACGGATATTCATTGTTTATTCGGACCAGTATATAATCCAACGACAAAATTTTATTGAGCAATGTTTCTGAACTCTGCCCAAAACAATTCAACCACTGGTTTTCGACTTCAATAAACATAATAGGTCTAGAATTTTGAATAAGTTTTTCGGCACCTTCCAATAAAAATATCTCAGATCCTTGTACATCTATTTTCAAGAATGATACACCCGAACTTATAACTTCGTCAATTTTTATCATTTGTACTACATCCCCGCCACCACCAATTTTAGTTGCTCCTATATTAATTCCTTGAGGTCTATCTACGTCAACATAGTCCATTTGAATCATTTTGTTCTCATTCCCTAACGCCACATTGAAACAAAATACATTTCGTAGGTCGTTGATGAATACATTACCACATAGCTGTTGATATATTACTCTCAATGGTTCAAATGCCAAAACTTTTCCGGCGGGTCCAACCATTTTTGCCATCGTTACTGCATGATATCCCAAGTTTGCTCCGCAATCCAAACAAATATCTCCGGGTTTTATTACGTTTTTGGCTACATTATAAAAATGTGGCTCAAAATCTCCATTGTTCATCAATGCCTGCCCCAGTGCGTCGTTTGGCAATATCAAAAACTTACCGTGTCTGGCTTCTATTATGTTTGGCATATTATTTTATGAATACTTCTTCAAATTGCTTCATCACGTTGGATGGAGAAAATTTTAATGAATAACAATCCCAGTCTATATCTTTAACATACTCTTTGTCAATTTGTAATAAGTATGAAGTTAGTTCTTGTTCGTTTTTATATTTCAACGCCTTTTCACCAAGCATATGCAAGTGCGCTTTCATATACCACCCATATCCACCGTCATATGTAAGTACTGGTTTGTTGAAAGAAGAAAATTCCGCGACCGCCAACCCGAACGTTTCGCCGTCACTTCGAGCGTGTATCATGGCATCGCACGTATTTATAAACTCACTTTTATACATCAAATTTGGATTGAATGGTAAAAATTTTACTTTTGGGTGAGAAACAAATGGTTTAGTATTCAAAAATACGGCATATAAATCGTTTCTTTTTTCAATCGCAGTTATCAATGCTCGGTGCGCGATTTGTAAATCAAATTGATTGTATCCACCCAATCTTCCCAATACGAAAGCATTTTTTGGTATTCCAAGTTCGTCGTGCAGACTTTCGTTTGTTTTTGGTAGATTTATTATATGCGGAACCCATAATGGCTGATTAAACATTTTTGCTAACCATTCGCTTACGCCAGCGTATACATTGCCATGTGGTTCTGTCATACTGAATATACAGTGGATTGCGGTTTTACAATTTGATGGGGTAGTTCCTTCATTTTTTCCGCCCGCCTTTATCATATAAAACAGATCTATTTTTTCACGTTCTACCAGAATTGGAATCTCACTTTCATTTTCATATAGATGATAGTTCAACCCATCAAACTTTTCCATTGGGCAAGTTGATTTTGATCTAGAACTCATTATGATTGGGTTATGACCAAGGCAGTCTCTTATTCCCATATAATAGTCGTATGGCACTGTACCACAGCCTCGGTGATCAAGTTGTTCTACATGTATTGCTATTTTCATTAGGTCATTCTTCGTAGAGTATAAATCTCCTTGGATAAATCCTTGAAGTTTCTCCAACAATCCCACTTTGCACTTATAAATTTACCAGAAACACCGTCACTTTCATCGGAAATTAACCATTCGACCAACTGCATAGCCGGTTCGGGGTCATCTCCGCTTTCGCTTTGACGCTTGGCTTTTTCGTATTCCTGAATACCAATTATTTCTTGCCCAGCATTTATTGGACCATCAACGATTCCGGTCTTTATAGCGCCGGGAGCTATTGCGTTAATATCCAAGGTTGGCTCTTCCAAAGCCATCGTTTCCACCAATCTAACTACGGCAGTTTTTGCTACTGCGTATGCAGAAAAATATGCTCTGCCATTTCCAGCACCACCTCCAGCCATGCATACTATCTTTTGACGTTTGTTGGTACACATCAATGGATAAAATTCTTTCAAAACATTATATGTTCCATCCAAGTTTATTCTTATTGTTTGTGACCAATTTTCTGGATTTGTCTTTGACACCTTTCCCAATTCACCCTGCGTCCCCGCACACGTAATGATTGCATCAAAATAAACATCGCAATCAAGAAAGTAGTTAGACCATCCACGTACTTCTTCTATATTTGACACATCGCAAGGATATTTTGAAGAACGAGAAAGACCATAGACATTGTGTCCATTTTTCTCAAATCTATCGGACAGCATCTTTCCAATACCAAAAGTATTACCTGTTATTAGAATGTTCATCGTTCGATTTCTTGATTGATGGGATGAGAGACAGTCCAAGATTGTATTTTTGATCCAATTGAATGAGGTTATGTATTTCTCTTCCAAGTGTGTCGTTGGTATATGGACCACCGGCTTTTAGATAAGACAACTTACCTATGCGTTTGTCTGTTTGCAATCCTGCGGTTATATCTGACGAATTTGCTCCCACCGCCTTTGCAACTTTATCTATTTCATTTATAAATGCAATAGACATTGCCAAATATGAATTCAATGCGTGTTTTACCATTTCAGCAGATTCCAAACTCATCCAAATTATATTAGAAGACAATGGACGAAACAATTCGGTAAGTACATCTTTTGAGAATCTATCACATCCAACAACAATTCGTTCTGGGTTCAGAAAATCATTTATTGCTCTACCTCGCCTTAGATTTTCTGGAGAACAGGCAATTCTGATATCTGTATATACGTTCTCTAGCATTCTGCACGTTCCAACTGGAACTTGGGTAGATATCAAAGCAATAGCATTATTTTTGGCAAATGGAAGTACTCTTCCCAACCATTCAAATATGATTCTTGAATCTGGCTTTCCGTCCTTATCGACCGGTGTATCATAGCAAACCCAAATAACGTCACTATCTCCAACCTTAGAATCATCAACATTTACTTGATGAAATTGTTCCATACAAGCGGCAGTTATATATGCCAAATGTCCGTGTCCTATTACTGATATTTTCATAATTTATCCTTGTCCCATGTTAGCTTGTTTGGACCAGTTTTGGTTATAAAACAGGTTTTGCGCACGTTGCCTGTCTATTGTTTTGTCATGAATAATAGACCATTCAACTTCTTTAGGAAGCATAGTTACATACTCAGCACCAATCACAGTCTCGTGTAGCGGTTTTTGCCATTGTACCTTTAGGCTATTTTTATATATACGAGATTGATAATCACCGTGATTCCAGTTTACTATTGGCTCATTACCAAAATATTCTGGTAGTGTACTAAGATGCCATCCCCACATAGCTGCATCTTGTGAAGTAGCTCCTCTTACAATATTTACTCTTGGAACTCTGTACAATTCAACTTTTGGATTAGACATTATCAATTCTTGCATATTATACAACAGTTCAGGCCACAGATATTCATCCGCGTCCAACTGGACTATATAATCTCCTACACAACGTTTACTTCCATAGTTTTTATGTTCGGAAAAGTTTTTATTTAGTGCATGTTGAATTATACTAAAGCCATAGTTTTTAGCTTTTTCCAGTATCTTTTTAGTACCTTCGTTATCAGAAAAATCATCAAGAATGACAACTTCGTCGTTCGGAGCATTAAAATCGATGTGAGTCTTGAGCTTCTCGATTAGTTCAAGAAGCTCAAGTGTCTCATTTTTACACGTAACCAAATAACTTATTTTCACGACGTTGTCGGAGTTATTTTTTTGAATTTTGGAAGCGTAATTCCTACCTTCTTCTCAAACACGGGGAGATGTTTGTCTAAGACATCTACCAATACTTTTCCAGCAGCTTCAAGACTAAACTTTTCTGCATTTTGAACACGCAGTTTTTCGGCGTTTGGAATATAATTGATATAGTTTGTGTATATATCTTCCAATTTCTGTGCAGCAACGCTGTAGTTTGCATTAAACCACTGACCTTCTTTTACCAGCCATTCGTTGCACGCACTCGGAGGTACGTTGACCATTGTACCGGGTAACAAGTTTGCAAGATTATCTGGAAGAAAATCTACGTGACCGCTCCAATTAGTAGTAAGTAGTGGTTTTCCGCTTAGAGTTGCCTCTAGCAACGGTCTTCCGAAACCTTCTCCGTGAGTAAGACTGACGTGAGCTTTTACCTTTGGATGGTTATACAAACGATTCAATTCAGTCGGAGCCAGTTCGCCGTGTATAATATATATATTTGGAAGAGTTCCAGACAGTGGGGCACGAATGTCATTTATTTTCTTAAGTATTTCGGTTTTATCTATTTTGGAGAATGTTGCTCCGCTAGTCTTGAGAATTAACGCGGGTGCATTTTTCTTGTTTTTAAATACTTCGCTGAAGATCTTGATCAACATTCCGACATCTTTTCTATCTGCACCTAGGTCGCCTTGGATCCAATGTCCTACGAATAGATAGCAGAATGTTTCTGGGATCGCATTTAGCGCAGAATCTATTTCTTCGGACGGTTCATTAGTTTTTTTGTAAATACTTGTATCTACTCCTTCAAATACAACTTCAATAGGTTTATTGAGTTGAATCTTGTCCGTCATTCCCGTTCTTTCATCTCTACGGTCGTATGCAGTTTTTACAAATACTTCCTTAGAAAAGTTTGAAGGAACAATATTCAAGTTCATTCTATTCAGACCTTCAACCCATTCTGGCTTTGGTACAGTACTTTCAATACCTGCCGTAACGCCAATATTATATTTTCCGCGTGGCTGGAACTCGTTGGGAATAGATACTTGAACAAATAATTCAGGCTGTGCGGTTAAGTTGGTAGTTAGTATTCTGCTCTTTATTTCTTTGACCATAGGACGACTTTCGTCATCCAACATCGTATTGGGACACACTCCCCATCGCATTGGTACGATCTTAACGTCAAACTTATCATACTTTATGATGTCTGCCGCAATTGCAAATGTATGGTCGCCATATCCAGAGCGAGATGCTATTGGACCTTGTATGACACATACTGGTTTAATTTCGTTGCTCATTTATATAACCTTTTTTTTATTATGGTGCTGTACCGGGTGTGTTTTGACCTTCTTGTTCTTGAATAATCGCTTCCATCTCGGACTTAACATCGTTGATGCGATCCTTGAAGTCAGTCATAACAACTCGCTTTTCCATTTCGATTTCACGAAGTTGCTTGGCAAGTTCGTAGATTTTTGTCTTTGCTTCTTCTTTAGTCAATGCTTTAGCCATAATATTATTTATTTGTTATATTTTTTTAGTACTTCATCTTTGTTAATCTTTGGAATCGGAAATCCAAGACTGTTGTTTGGCATATTGTGCCCAACATATTCGTCGTGACGATGAAGATTAAATCTTTCGCGACCTTTCCAGTTTGCCATCATATTTTCTAAGCCAGATGCCATTTTTTCACACATGCTTTCTGCACTTAGTCCACCAACTCCGCACATCCATTCTCTACCTTCCAGTGCATACTCAAGGCGCTTTTCCTTGCTGGTCAAATACCAATACATAAATGCTTCAGCACAATCTTCCCACTTGGCATAATCGGCAAGAATATATGGAGTAGGAATACTACCTTGCATCATTCTTGCACCCGGAAAGATTGGTGTAACCCATCTACCGTGTTTCTTATATCTACCATCGGCATTAGTTCCCCATCCATTTTCAAATTGGACAGGATTTCCGGCATCGTCTGTAAATCCGCACTGGTCCTGAAGTCCTCCCGTAACCGTGACGATGATTGGAGTACCCGCCATTACACTCTCCGCAGTGGCAATACCAAATCCCTCGTTGTCGGAAAGATTTACCGTCACATCTGCCATGTTGTAAAGTTGATTCATTCTTTCTGGCAGAACCTTTTCAACACTGAACACTACATCATAATTCGGGCAAAATGCCTGCTTACACGCGGGCAAATCAGTGCCTGCTTCATCTACTGGGTGTGTATGTAGAAACAATACGCACTTTGCTGCTTCTTCTTTTGGTAGATTGTCGCAGAATGCTCTGTAGGCAAGCATTATTGTACTGGTTTGCTTACGACGAATATTTCTATTGTTATAGAATATTACAAACTTATAGTCCTTCTTGAAATACTGTCTACGTATTAGTTGCAGTTCACTTAGTTCAGCATCTGTGGTCAACGGTCTAAACATCTTGCGATTGATGCCGTGCGGTACATACGATACAGTTGTAGGATTATTTAGTGTAGTTCCAAGAATATTCTTTACGATATTTTCTGTCTGCTTGCTGATACAACCAATCCAATCGCACGATTCATAATATGGACGATTATACATAGGATATGGAAGATCGTCCCAGATGCTATAGAACCCGATTGGAATCTTCTGACGCAATTCACGCTCGATTTGATATAACCAGATCCAAAAACGCGGATCAGTAAAATGAAGCAGCGCATCAGGCTTTTCCATCTTAATAACTTCGTTTAGAAGATTGGCGTCGCCATAACCATCAACCGGATATAGGCGAACGTATGCGTCGTCTATGCCAGCAACTTGGTTGGTGGCTTGGTCAAGATTCATTATCTTGCCTTTTTCAGGATGCGTAACGCTACCTGCCATTTGTACCCAGTTGTATTTGCCTGCCAAGCCTGTAACAAACTCTCTTGCCATTGTAGCAATACCAGAATGCATTCTCAGGTCATCGCAAAGCAGTATAATCTTCTTTCTGTCCTTCTGAGGAATATAACTATTTACCATATATAACCTTGTATTATGTTTTAAATCTGCGTTATGTCAAATTATTTAAAATGCAGAACCGCTGATTTGTAAAGAATTTTCTTCGTTGAGCTTCTTTCTGAACTCTGGATCGTTGATATAAAGATATACACAACGATTTACGAGTTTTTGCAGCGTCATTCCACTTGATACACCTGCTTCCTTGAACGCAGTATATTTGTCCTTGAACAGGTGTACAGAAGTGAATGATGTTTCGTGGCTAGTTTTTAGTTTCATATATATGATTGTTAGATTTCTCTATATACATATATATGAAACTAGGTTTTCCGTATATATAAAAAACTATTAGCCTTCTTTTCCGTTACAATATAGTTCGCCTTTATCGTTCTTGAGTGTCTTGAAGATGCAATATTTACAGTTTTTGCGGCCTTTGCCAGGATTCTTTAGAAACACAGCGTCTTTATTATATTCGCCGTTGTCATCAAAACCATTTTTTATAAAGTCAAGAAAAGCAGATTCTACTTCTTTCATGTTCATCTTTCCATCTGGCGGCGATATACGTTGAATACGCTGCTGCGGAAACTCAGCATCTTCAAGCAACTTACGCTTGACTACAAAGAACTCAACTTCTATATCAGACATAGGCACCTTGAATACCTGATGATAAAATCTCTTATATAGCAGTAGTTGGTCTATCTTTGTTCTATCTGCCTTTTGATATTTGTTCCAGCCCAGACGACTTGTCTTGAAATCTAAAATAAGTATCTTGTTGGTCGTTTTATCCTTGAACACAATATCCAGAAAGCCTTTGTATGTTATAGTATTGTTCTTTAGCGGTATTTCAAGCGGCAGTTCTATTCCCACTACCTCATACTTCTTTGACGGAAAATGTTTGCTGCGTATGGCATAACTGGTTACGTGGTCAAGAATAGTTCTGCCATCTGACTTGAACTCTGCTACTTGAGATGGTGTGGTCAAGCCAAGTTCTTCTATATCTTCGGCAGACAATGTAGATACTTGCTCGTCTGTTGCCAGTTTGAGTTGTTTTAGTTCTTCATCAAACGCTGATATGAACTTGGCATAACAATCAAACTCATCGGCAGCAGAAGAGCCTACATTATATAACAATCTAAGATATTCTTGTAATGCTTCGTGAATGCCCGTTCCAAACGCAGTATTGATATTGGCTTCATACGGAGCAAGTTTGTCTATATACGACAACTTCCATTGCTGCGGGCACTTTAGCCACATAGCATATTGAGAAAAACTTACGGTCTTGTTCTTCTTTTTTTCTTCAGTTGGAGTTACAGTAGGCACTTCTGCTACTGGTTCGGCGTAAAAATCATTTATAGACATAAAATCAGTATATATCAAGTATTGTTGATGTCAATTGTAAAGAGTTTATATTTATTTAGATAAACAAAAAATATATCATATATGGATAACAAAACATTCACACACGTTCTACAGAAAAAGGGAGTATTACGTACTTTTTCAGTGGCAAAGGTTGTAAAGAAAAAAGACATAGATGAGTTGAAAAGTTTAATTAAAAGTATTGCGGCAAATGATGCAGAGTATAATCAGATGCTAAAGGAAGAAATGGCTAAACTATCCGACATGCATAGCGATAAAAATCCAATACCTGGCATCATATACAACAATGATGAGTTGTCGGCACGCAGAAACTTGATATATACCATCGCAAACAAGTTCTCAAAAAATATCAAGAGCATGAACTTTGATAAGGGAGAACTTGCTTTCTTGATTTCTTCTATCGTAGCCAAACTTGAGTTAGAGCACGAAGATTTTATCAAACTAAGTGAAGAACTTGATAATGAACTTGGTGAAGATGACGATGAAGATCAAGAAGAAGATGGTGATGAATACAAATACTAAAACTTTTGTATCCAGATCTTCATAAACTTTTCTACGTGTTCATTCAGTTTTGGATTCAGTAATAGTTCCTCGGTTGTCATCTTGCCTTCATCTTCCCATTCTATGCGATGCTGTGCGGCGCTTCTGATTCTTGGATTGTTGGCTTCTTCGTGTTCGTTGGCGGGCAATACAAACTTCTTTACGCCATCAACAATGCTATACTTGCTGATATGACACAGCACTCCTTTGGTTTCTTTCTTCAAGAAGTATAGTTCATCTTTTTCATATACATCATATCGCACATCCGTAACGATATAAAAGTCATAGTCTGATTCATCAATCGTTTTCTTGGCAAGATCAATCCAGTATCTACCATCTGTGCGTCTGCGTTGAGCATCGCCATACCATACAAGCATAGGACGAATAAGAATCTTTTCTTCAGGATCTTGTGTAAAAGCAGATATGCCAAGATTTTCCAATAAAAACTTATCGCAATGCTGCTTTAGCGGGTCGGCAAATGCGACCTTCTTGACGCTATAACCAGCCTGCTGTAATTTCATTTCTACAATAGAAGCAAATGTATCTTTACCGCTGCGGGCTGCGCCTCCAACTCCTATAACATTTTTAGTAGACATATGTTTATTCCCATTTACGGTGATCTTCTGCCACCCACTCCCAACCATCATATTCAGCAATATGCCATTTTACATCGTCGGGCACTTCAACGATTTTTATTTTACAACTGCTTCCGCTTGCTGCCTCTGACCCAAGTTCTTCAATCGCCTCAATCAAAAACTTATTGGTTCTGTCATCTGTAAACCCGTCGCCTATGCGATAATCATGTGGATTTTTTTGCTCTTGAGGATTTGGTATAGAAAACGCAAGATTGTCGCGGCTATATTTTCCATGGTCAGTCAGATCATATGCAGGAACAAGTTTGCTCCTGAGCGTGGGTTCAGTAGTATATTCATACTTGAAGAAATAACAACTTATGCCTGCTTTTTCGCAGTATAGTTTTAGTGCTTCAGGTGATAGACCAAACCCTCCATAAGATGCGTTGATGGCTACTTTCATATGTTATGCCTCCATTAGTTCTTTGATTTGCTTTTCGTTATATCCGTATTTGCCAACAATGCCAACAATATCGGCCTTTGTCAAGATGGATATATACTCAAGCACATTTCTTTCGCTGTCTTGAAAATGGTTGGAGAGCAAACTAAGCAAGGCAGGATTATACTTCTCACTCTTGCTCTTGATATATGGATAAAATGCCTTACGCTTTGGCACAAAAGCAATCAGCACCTTATAAAACTCTTTGGGAGATAATACGCCGCTATATTTCTGTACGTGATTCAATGTATCAATAAGTTCGGGTTGCATGCTTAGAAAACGGCACACCATAAAGTTGGACCAACTCTTTTTGTCGGCGTCGGTAAGTTTGTCAAAATAATCAATGTCCTGCTTTTCGCGGACATGATTGATATGATCAAACAATCCCTTGGGCTTTGTTATAGCAGCACCAGTTTCTGTTGCTTTTTTTCTTGGCATTTTACGATTTAGTCCAGACACGCTTATCGTATTGTACAAAGGTTGTCAATCCAAAGCCATTCTTGGCATTGGACCATACACCAGCATCATTTTTTGACGATGTAATCTTTGTGAATACAGCAGAAGTTGATTCTACAGGCTTAGTCAAGTAAAACTTGCTGCCAATAGCCAACTTGCCAAACTCAATCTGCTTTGTTGTTTCGTCGCTCATTTTTGTTTTCCTCTTTTGGTAGTTCAACAGATTCTTTGTCTTTGGATAAAAGACGCTGAACGTGCTGTTCTAATCTATGAAATCGTGATTGATATTCTGTATGTTTGCCTGATAGTTTATCCACCTTACTGGTTTGACGCTTTAGATTGTCAAATATTATTCTTAGTGTTTCTGTGATGGCGTTGCCATTTTCAACTATAGTAGTTTTATTTGTCTTATCCATCTTCTTTATCATAAGATAAAACTTATAACAAGAATACGCCAGACACAACTCAATTATGAATATCGCAGCCAGAAGTATATAAAAAAAGGTCATAAATAAATACCCCGATAATATAGATCAGGGTATAGTTGTTGTCAAGATGCTATTTCTTGTCTTACTTCGGTGACATTATCCAAGAAATGTATCCAACTTGGATGATGTGCGATTTGTATGGTTGAACTTACTGGCACAGCCCTTGGTGCCTTTGGCTTGCGAATAAGTTTTAGCCCAGCCTGTTCTGGCGTTTTATCACCTTTCTTGCTGTTGATTTCTTTATGACACCATACCATATTCTCAAACGTATTCTTGCCGCCCTTGGTACGAGGAATAACGTGGTCAATGTTGCCATCTTTCCAAGAAATCTGACGACCTGTATATTGACATACTCCACCATCACGTTTACGAATGCTTTCTTTGGTCGGACGAGGAGTAACTACAGGCATCTTGCTATAGTTTGGCTGAATAATGACACGCGGAGCCCGAATAGTCATATTAGAGGTATGTATAGCAAGATCATAATCTCTTATAGGCAGATTCTTCCAAGTTTCCCAATCAACTGGCTGTACATATTCTGGATTATCCCAATCTACGCTGCCATTTTCATCCACACGAAAGTTCATATCTATGGCAAGAGCAGGCGGATTATTACCATCAACTCCACCCAGCATAGAAATAAGAGCCTCCTTGACAGTCTTTGTATTCAAAGCCTGCCATAAGTTATTTAGGCACAATACTGGTTGGGAGATAACATTCATAATATATCCTTTCAGATATAACTATGACTACAATAATATAAAAAGTCAAGCCTTATTTCTTGATAGGTATAACTTTTTCAATCCTGAAGTATGGGTCAAAGTCAATCTCCATATCATCATCAAATAATACAACAGTTCTATTAACCTTTTGTATTACGGCGGTTACTTTCATTTTTTTACCTGTTGAAGATATTACAACATCTCCAACTTCAAGACGCTTGGCGATTTTGTCTGTATGTGCTGTTTTTGTCATCATAAATAAATATTAGTATTTTGTAGCAAGATGCCAATATCCGCAATAACTACATTTGTATGGTATTCTATCACTACGATACTCTGTCAGTATTCTTTTAGCATCACGAATAGCATCGTTGCGAGATTCATAGTTTGTTTTAGTTTCGCAGGAAAGTTTGTGATGATCATTTAAGAACTTGGTATAAGATTTTCTTGTAGTCATCTGCTGTTATTGGCTTACCGTCAAGCACTTTGAATACAATCGCAGATCTGCCTGTGCTGCCATGTGCTTGTAATATTTCTGCGGCAGCAAACTTGCGTGGCATTTTAGAACGAGCGGCGGCAAAAGCAAACAGTGCGTTCATTATGGTATGAACTTCTTTCATCGCATCGCATATGCGTGAAATATGCCCGATTGCCATATTTGCTATTTCGTAGTCAAACTTATGCGTAAGATAATCAAAGAACTCAGTATAGCCAGTAGGTTCGTGAGATAGTGTATGACGGTCCATAAACCAATCAATATATACATCAATTACCTTTTCTATGCTTGAGATTTCACTCTTGGCGCGATGCAGATACAAGTATTGAGCACTCTTGATCTTTAGAATATCCTGTTCGTCGTTGTAATACAGGCATATGCCCTCAAAGTCCCGCATATCAACCACTGCCTTCTGTAATTCGTCGATGGAGTTATAATTATAAAACTTTGGGCGGCGAAAGTTATAGTTTCTGGCAATATGGTTTAGTGAGTGCTGGTCTACAAGCGAATAGTCATCGTGTACAATTGCGGCAATAAGAACCATATCGGGCTCTTTGCCATAATCTAATACAATACGATTGGTAGGAGATAGCCACTCAAAGATATAAGAATGCTGAGTGGTGTCTTGCTTTTCAAGATATGATATAAACTTGGCATACTTATTTAGCAATACATCTATTTCGTGTGCGTTTTCTTGCCTACGAGCATCTGTCGTTCCTCTTGTACGAATAACAGTATGCCCCTTATATCTTGAGAATATAAGCGTAGAACCGTCCAACTTCTCAATCATTCTTGAACCAACGAGAGAAGACGGTGTGGGTGATATGTCAGGCTTTTCACCAAGGTTAAAAAACTTCTTGAAACTCAGTGAAACGGGATTTCCTTCCTTATCCCACAGTGAAGATCTAAAGATAAGATTCTGCTTGTTCCAAGTCGCTCCGATATGAATAGGTTGAATCAAATAGCACTCGTGCTCACCAACGAGATGCTGGTGAACCATAAAAGAGTTTCTATCTATAGACTGTATGTCTATTTTCATAGAACAAGCATACTATGGATATACTAAGTGTCAATAAAAAATCCCCCAAAATAACTTGGGGGATTTTGATATATCAATATTCTACAATATTACTTGGTAAGAATACGGCGCAAAGCAGCAACTGCTCTACCATCAAGGCGAACCTTGTTCATCTTCTTGGTGACGGGATTGATACCAGTCACACTAAGATGCATAATCTCATCCTTTACACCCTTTACAGGGCGAGTAAAAGAAAGAGAATACTTTCCGTTCTTGACGAATGTATTGATTTTGCGGCCATTCTTTGTCTTGGTTGTCTTAGTCATATGCGTATATTTTTTGTTTTTTATTATTCTTATGTTGAATAAGATAAATACAGTATGTAGATTACTCGCAGATTGTCAATAAACTTTCGCGTGAAATCTTATTTATAGCAAGTTCTTTCATCTTGAACTCAAAGTCGAGATGTAGATTGCCTTTGTAGTTGGCATAAATAGACGGCATCATAGTAGGAAAGTCGGCGTGAGCACGCGGATTTTTGCCGGGCAATGATTCGCTGAAATGAAACAACGGAATAACTCCAGTTGGCCAAGTTGATAGTGCTGTATCAAACGCAAACTCTTCGCTGGTTGAGTCTGGATTACACATATGGTGCAGATTATCAAATGTAATTGGAATACCCAGTCGCTTGTATGTGTTTTCATATAATGCCATTACACTCCAACTCTTTAGTTTGTCTTCGTTCTCCAACACTAAACGACTACGCACACCGTCGCTCATATTATGATATACTTTCTGGAATCTATCTGTTGTTTCGGCATAGTTACCATTGTTATAACAGTTCATATGAATATTAATCGGTGCTTCGTATGAACGAGGTAAATTAAGCATATCCATAATCATGGCGTGTTGATCCAAGTCTCGTATAGAGTTTTCAACAACTTTTGGATTTGGACTGGCAGGTACAACAAACTGGTCAGGATGCATGCTACAACGAATGTTATTGTCCTGTATGATCTTAGCGGCTGCTCTGAATTCCGAGTATATTTCTTCGGCGTTATAAAAATCATCCACAGTAAACTCCAGATCTGGGTGCGTCATCAATGGAAAAACATTACTACCAATGCGGTAATTCCAGTTATTAACCGCACACTCTCCAAGAACAGCACGAATAGTCTTAATATTATTCAATGAACGATCAGCAAGCACTTTCATAGCAACCTTGCTACCCAACTTCTTATATTGGGCATATGTCATTACATTGAACTTGATTTTATGCTCTTGTAGTCCTGTATGGATACAGCATAGCGATGGAGTAATATTAGATGGTAAAATCATAGCATACATATTATACGGTAAAATGCTGTTGTCAAATCAATAAAAAAGAGCCTCGTGTGAGGCTCTTGATTATAACCAGTTTATGATATGTTATTAAAACTTGACGGTAACAAATCCACCAAGCCAACTATTGTTGGTTGTGACAGAGTTGTTGAGGTAGTTATGGCGATAGCCAGCACCAACAACAACATTCTTGGCTTCATACACCAAGTCCAGTTTACCAGTTAGGTAATAATACGAATCCTTGACTGGGCCACCACGGCGCTCTGGTAGAGCATCCTTGGCACCAACCCATCCAAGAGTAGCAGCAGGAACCAGCTTGAATCCCTTGGCGAGCAGGAAGAGGTTGATTGGCTGGCTGAGAGAGCCTTCAGCAAACACCTGACGCAGATTCAGGTCATATCCTGCTGCTACGGTTGGGCTCAAAAAAGCATCGTAAGCCAGAGATCCGAACACTTCAACACTATAATTTGTTTCGCCCTTTGCTGGTGCAGCCTTGGGGTAAAAATATCCCACGCCACCAACCTTGAGTGTAGTTGCCTTGTCAATAGTATATCCTTGAGTCAAGGCCACATCAAGTTCACGAACGGTTGTATTTAGATTATCAAAATCCCATAGACCGACGACACTCAAGCTGGTCTTAGATGGTAGATTGACGGTGACTTCGGAAGTACCTACATTGGTTCCTCCAGCTACACCACGAAATACATAGTCACTCTCAAATCCAGCAGTAGCCGATACTGTCTGGGAGAAAGAAACTGATGTGATCGCAATCAATCCTACGATTAGTTTAGTAATATATTTCTTCATATTTATTTTATATTTAGTTATTATTCTTCACGGTTTTCGCAAAGTACCGATAACTATATGATATAAAATCTTTTATGTCAATATATAAAATGGTGGACGTGAGGGGAGTTGAACCCCTGTGCTGTATAATATAACTACAACCATATACATGCTTATCTCTTATAATCCGACTAAGTTTGGTAGAGCACCACTTAGAAGTTGAGGACTCGTGTTTCTCGCTGTTGTTACGACCCTCGTCCTTACAACAGCAAGCAGATGGTCGAGCGTTTTATTCTATATATCTGCGTCAATAGATAAAACGGGTAGCAACTTAGGCTACAGCAACTTCGCTCTTACGGCTTACGCTTAGGAACGATGTCTTAGCAAGATTTCTCTTAGCATTTATTTTTTCCAACGGGTATTATACAGAGACATTAGACTCTGTGCATGCGGACTGCATCTACACTATATAGTAGAATCCAGAACACGCCCATAATAAAAAATAGAAAACGTGTAGGGGCTAGGTGTTTGGGCACCGGCACCGGAAATACATTCGGGTATTTCATCCTATCCCAACAACTTCGGCTATTTAGACAAGAATAAAACTTGATGCCTACTATGATGTTATGTGAGAATAGTCGCAAGTTTTACAAACAACGACTCTTTTAACTACCCTACACGCTTCTAAAAGTGATTCAAAGAACGACAACTATAATTATCTAGATATATGGTCTTGTCAATACTTTTTATTTCAGGAAATTTTTATAAAAATTATATTCTGGTTGACATATACAATACTTAGAATAATATTTTATTTTTATGTATAAACTATTTCTTGATGATGTAAGAGAACCAGAACAAGTGACTTGGGTAAAACTACCAGATGGTCCTTGGGAAATTGTGCGTAATTATGATCAATTCGTTGAGCATATCTCAAAGAATGGCATTCCATCGTTTGTTGCCTTTGATCACGACCTCGCAGAAGAGCATTATGGTGCCAATCCAAGAAGTGAATTCAAAGAGAAAACGGGATATCATTGTGCCAAGTGGCTGATTGAAAAGTGTATGAATGAAGACACAAACTTTCCACACTATGTTGTTCATAGCATGAACCCAGTAGGAAAGATGAATATTACCAGTTTGGTTGAAAACTTCAAGAACACCATCAAGTGAAAAAGATCAGCCTTAAAAGTGCAGACCAAAAGATGTGGTTTGTTTCCGATCTGCACCTTGGTCATAACAAGCCATTCATTCTTGGCCCAAGAAACTATTCCAATATAAATGAAGCATACGAACATACGCACAAAATGTTGGACGAACATATCGGACCAAATGACATTGTGTTTAATCTCGGTGATGTTGTGATTGGTGCATTTGATAATTCTCTAGCGTATGCCAAAAGAATTGTGCATATTCCGTGCAAACATCAGTATTTTATTTGGGGAAATCATAATGCCGGAATTCAACAGATATACGACGATTATAGAAAAGAACTAGGTTTATTGGCGGATGATATTGAAATGTATCCTCTCACAATTCCAAACACAAACTTTACTTTTCTAGGACATTATGCAGAAATAAGTATAGACACCAAAAAAGTTGTTCTTACCCATTATCCAATTGCTTCGTGGCACGGCATAAGTAAAGGTGCTTATAATATCCACGGTCATTGTCATAGAAATTTAAAGGAAGATCTTTCTCTTGCTAGACTTGATGTTGGTTGGGAATGGAAGAGACGCCCCGTGGAATGGAGCGAAATTGTAGAAGAATTAAGTCCAAGAAAAACGATTCCTCCAGATCATCATGGTAAAGATGAATAAAATTTATGAAAAAACTAATACACAAGGATGGCAATCTACTTACTGCAACAGACGTTGAAGTAATTGCTCATCAAGCCAACTGCCAAAACATATTTGGCGCAGGTATTGCTAAGAGTATAAAAGAAATGTATCCCAAGGCATATCACGCAGATAGTATGGCATACAAGGATGGCAAAGCAGTGCTTGGAAGTTATAGTTTTTGTCATATGAATGGCAATCCTTTCAAGAAGATATTCAACCTATATGGGCAAAACTTGTATGGCTCAAAAACCAGAATGACAAACTACAATGCGTTGTATGATTCTCTTGAAGGAATGAAAAACTATCTAGTAGAGAATGATGAAGATTTACCAGTTCCAAATATTGGATTTCCATATCTTATGGGATGTGGCCTTGGAGGCGGCGATTGGAGAATAGTAGAAAGATTGATTGAAGTTGCCTTTCACAATTATGAAGGTGATATAATAATCTATAAATTCAAAGGATAATAAAAAAGCCCCGAGAAATCGGGGCTTTTGTTTTTAGTAAATTTACTTATTTACCAAGTAACAGTTACCATTCCTGCACCACCGGTTCCCTCGGTTTTGACAGGAGTACTGCTTTCTCCGGAGTATCCGCCGCCACCACCGCCGCCCGGCAAATCACCATCGGTTGCGGTGATGAGTCTTGAACATGGACCTGCATCGTAATATGCAGCATTTCCACCGT